CCTGTCGATCCGACTGTCTAAGCTGGCAGCAGAGCTTAACGTAGGCATTGTAACGATTGCACACACTAACGAGAACGGAGACCCAAAGTACTGTAAGATGATCGGTCAACGTGCTTCTGTCATTATCGACTTGAACCGTGACAAAGAAGCTGACAGTATAGAGGAACGTAACACAACGTATCTTAAGGTTGAGAAGAATCGTCCATGCTCCGAAGAGGGTTTGGCTGGGATGCTCCGCTTTAGTACAGATACATTCACACTAAGGGAAATCATATGATAACAGTATTTGACATTGAGACAGACGGACTAGACCCTACGTTGATCCATGTCTTGTCTTGGTCTAACGATCTGGGCGAGGTACGATCCACGCACGACTATGACGAGATGCGTCACGTTCTACTCAACAGTCCAATCCTCTGCGGTCATAACATCGTCCGGTATGATGTCCCCGCAGTGGAAAAGATTCTGGGCATCAAGGTTACAGAACGTCTGATCGACACTTTGGCTATCTCTTGGTACGTCAACCACTGGAAGACAAAGCATGGTCTGGCAGAGTATGGTCAAGAGTACGGTGTACCAAAACCCAAGATCGACGACTGGCAGAACCTATCTCCAGAGGAATACAGGCACCGCTGTGAGGAAGATGTTCGCATCAACAACCTGCTATGGAAGACACTAAACTACAAGCTGGGCAAGATGTACCCAGTGGAAAGTGACAAGGATCGTCTGGTGGACTACCTGTCATTCAAGCTAAAGTGTGCCGCAGAGCAAGAAGCCCTCCAGTGGAAACTGGACGTAGAGAAGGCAGAGGCTCACCTAGCAGAGTGGGAAGCACTTAAGGCAGAGAAGGTAGAGTTACTTGCCGATGCTATGCCTCAGCGTGTTATAACATCTGTTAGAACGCAGCCAAAGGTTATGCAGAAGAAGGACGGTTCGCTGTCTGCGCTGGGAGAGAGGTGGATAGAGTTGTGCAAGAGTGCTAAACAGCCTCATACAACCCAGTCTTTGACTGTCGTGACAGGACATGAACGTGCAAACCCTAACTCTAACGAACAGATCAAGAGTTGGCTGTTCTCTCTGGGATGGGAACCACGGACGTTTAAGTTCATGCGTGACAAGGTTACAGGGGATACGAGGGAATTAGAGCAGGTACGCAAAGACGGTGAGCTTTGCCCCTCTGTGAAGGAGCTTGTAGACGTTGAGCCAGCCATTGAGCTACTAGATGGCCTCAGTGTACTGTCACACCGCATTGGTGTCCTAAAGGGTATGGTAACGGCTCACAGGGACGGTTACGTCAAAGCTACGGTTGCTGGTCTAACTAACACCCTGCGCTTCAAACACGCAAAGCCTTTGGTCAACCTTCCATCTATCGACAAGCCATACGGTAAGGAGATACGAGGGTGCCTTACTTGTCCAGAGGGTTACACTTTGTGTGGTGCTGACATGACGTCCCTTGAGGATACTACTAAGCGTCACTACATGAAGCCTCTTGACCCTAGTTATGTTGAGGCTATGTCAGCTGAGGGGTTCGATCCACACTTGGACCTAGCACTACACGCTGGCGTCATTACGCAGAAGGACATCGACATGCACAACAGCGGAGAGCGGTCACTAAAAGCCCTCCGTAAGAATTACAAGGTCGTTAACTACAGCGCAACATATGGTGTTGGGGCAGCTACTCTCTCACGATCCACTGGGATGCCAGTTAAGGACTGTAAGGTGCTGTTAGATGCTTTCTGGTCTCGTAACTGGTCAGTGGAAAAGGTGGCCTCTACGGTGCGTACAAGTACCTTCTTCGATGGCATGTGGTTACAGAACCCTGTGTCTAAGTTTTGGTATAGTTTGCGGAGTGAGAAAGATCGTTTCTCTACTCTCAACCAAGGTACTGGGGTGTACTGTTTTGACAGTTGGGTGTCGCTGTGTCGTAAGAATGGCATCAAAACTGTAGGTCAGTTTCACGACGAGATCATTGCCGTAGTTAAGAAGGGAGAGGAGGGTGCGACAAAGAGTGTCATGGAGGGTGCGATAGAAATTCTAAATGAGAAACTGAACCTTAACGTGCCTCTAGGTGTGGATGCTCAGTTCGGTACAACATACGCCGACATCCACTAATTTTAATTTAAACCTGACGTTGACTAATCGCAAAATCAGACGTCATACATATATACCAACAGCCGAAAGGAAAACTCGATATGGCTAAATACACAATGGACATGGTACTCGAATATGCAAAAGTGTTTGAGCAAAACGCAGACATGGGGTCACCCGATGGGCCACGGGCTGCACAGGCAATCTACGCTAACGGTGGTCAATTCATCACCAATGCCTACTTTACCGATCAAGCGCAGATCGACATGCTTGAGAAAGAGGGTCTGGACCTTCACCCCATGAACAGTAACCGCATTCTGCAAGGAAATGCAGACTTGGGTATCGGTAAGTACATGAAGATCAAACGTAAGGTGTCAGACGTTAAGACCTTCACAGACCGCACGGGCGAACCTGTTGAGGTTGACTACGGTGGCGCACCGAAGGTGGTAGACCTCACACAAGGGCGTGAGAACAAGCGTATGTGGGACTTTGAAGCAGATGGCCCACTTGGTAACGGTACGAAGGCTAAGGTGCAGTTTGATGTTTATGCAAACGGTGCTGGTGTACGACTACTTAACATTGGCGTCACAGAGCATGTGGCATATGAAAACAACTCTGTCATCTCAGAAGATGATGAACTGTTTGCGTTTTAAAGGAGATACAAATGCGAGTGACTGTTAACGCCTACATGGATAAGTCCGAGGATGGCTATGAGGGAAGTGCTGACGTCTCACGGGACAGCATCATGGACCTGTCAGACCTAGCAGCGTTGTTTGCTCAGGCTGCTGTAGCTATGGGCTACACCTACGTCAAGGCTGTAGGCTTCGAGGACGATGCAGGAGACATGCACTGGGGAGACGTCTAAATGGACATGGGGAAGGTACTGATCGACGGGGACATCATTGCGTACCGTGCAGCCTTCTCCACTGAACAGATGGGGGCAAAGGATACCGAAGCAAAGGTTGATGCCCTCATTGACTTCATCTTAGACAAGACTGTACTGTTCCCTGAGATACTGGAAGACTACATCGTTTACCTGACTGGTAAGGGTAACTTCCGATTTGAGATTGCCAAGTCTCATGTCTACAAGGGAAACAGGAAAAGCGTTCAGAAACCCCGACACTTGCAACACGCCAGAGACTACATGGAGAGCAAGTATAAAGCCACTATAAGCGAAGGAGAGGAAGCCGATGACCTCATTGCTATTGAAGCCGCCCGACTAGGCTACGATGCTTGTGTCGCCTCTATTGACAAAGACATGCTACAGATACCCTGTTGGCACTTCAACATTGTCAGGGGTGATTACACGAAAGTAACACCAGACGAAGGTATCAAGTTCTTCTATACTCAAATCCTAACTGGAGATAGGGCTGACAACATTGTTGGTTTGTTCAAGGTTGGGCCTAAGAAGGCAGAGAAGATACTGGACGGTGCTACAGAAGAAGAAGACCTTTGGGATCGTGTCGTCAAAGCCTATGATGGTGACGAAGAGAGGGTCATTGAGAACGCCAGATTGCTCTGGTTACGAAGGGAAGAGGGTGAGATATGGTTGCCACCAAAAGCTCGAAACGACAACAAGCTATAAAGCACGGTTACCGTTCTGGGCTTGAGGATGACATATCAGAAGACCTCAAACAGAGGGGTGTAGCTTTCGGGTACGAGACCATGAAGATCAAGTGGGTCTTGCACCGCAACAAGAGTTACACCCCCGACTTCATTTTGCCTAACGGTGTGATAGTTGAGTCAAAAGGCCGCTTCACAACAGATGACAGAATGAAACATTTAGAGATCAAGAAGCAACACCCTGAGCTTGACATACGGTTTGTGTTCAGCAACAGTAGGGCTAAGATTCGTAAAGGGTCTAAGACAACATTGGGCATGTGGGCAGATAAGAATGGCTTCATGTACGCAGACAAAAGGATACCCGAAGAATGGCTGAAATAGTATATAAGGTGCATCGAGTTTTTAGTGACGCCTTCAAAGACGACGAAGGAACCTACCTTCTCACATGCCGTGTAGAAGACGTAGAGGCTGGAGAGATGTTCACCGACGACATACCATTCGAGACCTTCAATGATGCCTACAAGTTCAAGCGTATGTTTGATAGCTCTATAGATGCAGTAGAAATCACAGTTCCTTATGAGGGGGAGAAGTACGATGCCTAAGACAGCTATCATCTTTAGTTGCGCACACAGTGACCCCTCGACAAACAACGAGCGGTTTGATTGGCTTGGGGAGTTGATCTATGAGGTTAATCCTAACTACGTTATTGATCTTGGTGACGGGGCCGATATGCGCTCTCTTAACACTTTTGATGGTCGATACCCTGAAGCTATTGTTAGCCAGAGTTACCAATCGGATATTGAACATTACAATGAAGCGATGGACCGTCTTAGACGAAAGCCCTCTACTAGGAAATACAAACGTGCCGCTTGGTTTGGCTTTGAAGGAAACCACGAAAACCGTATCAAGAAAGCCTTGAAGCACGATCCTCGTGTAGAGGGTGAGAAGTATGGGGTGTCGTTCAAGCACTTGCAGACTGACCATTGGTTTGACGAGTACCATGAGTACCACAACTCCGCACCTGCCATTGCTGACTATGATGGGGTATCTTATGCTCACTTCTTTAGTTCTGGCAACTATGGGACTGCTATGTCAGGTCTACACCACGCTAACAGTATGTTGGCCCACCGATATAAAAGCTCTACCTGCGGTCACAGCCACAAGCGTGACGTTAAGTTCAAAGATGCAGCTGGTGCTATCGGAATGGTTGTAGGTTGCTTCAAGGGTGCTGAGGAAGGGTGGGCAGGTCAGGCTAACCTAGACTGGTGGAAAGGTGTCGTTATCAAACGTGAGATCAGTAACGGTACATACGAACCTGAGTTCGTGTCACTGAAGAGGTTGGAACAGTTATATGGGTAAACGCAGCGACTTTGAGAGAGTACCACGGGATTACTATCCCACTCCTATCGAAGCTGTAGAGCCACTGATCCCGCACTTGCCTTACTCGTTTGACTACTACGAGCCTTGTGCGGGTGATGGGCGTTTGATAGACCACATAGATAGTCTGACGGATGGTCACAGTGAGTGTATCTTTGCTTGTGACATTGAGCCTAGAGACCCGAGGGTTTGCTTACATGATTCCATTAACATGGGTGAGCAAGACTTCGCGGCCTTTTTCATGGCTTTCGGTGGTGCTGACTTATGTATCACCAACCCACCTTGGGGTAGAAAACTACTGCACCCATTCATTGAAGGGTGGATGCAGCTGTGTCCTACATGGCTATTGTTCGATGCAGACTGGATGCACACTAAGCAGTCAGCTATCTTGATGACGTACTGTGTTAAGGTAGTAAGTATCGGCAGGGTTAAGTGGATTGAAGGTAGTAAGAGTGTGGGTAAAGACAACTGTGCTTGGTATCTCTTCGATATAGAGAAGCCATCAGGTACACCAACAGAGTTCTACGGGAGAACGATATGATTACGCAAGAGGATATAGACGCCTTCAAGGTTATGGACATCACACCGATGTCGTATTCCTATTGGGTGGAGGATAAGATCGTCACTGAGGGCGACACTAGGCTGGTTGAGAATACCCTTGGCCTAGTCGGTGAAGCAGGAGAGGTAGCTGAGAAGATCAAGAAGTACCTGCGAGACAACAGCAAGGTGAGCCAGAAGGAGATCGTCAAAGAGCTTGGTGATGTCGTGTTCTACGCTACTGCCCTGTCAAACTACTTCTACAGCAACCTAGAAGAGGTAATGCAAGTTAACATGGACAAGTTAGATGATCGTGCCAAACGTGGTGTGATTAGAGGATCAGGGGATAACAGATGAAGAAGAGATGGGTAAACAATATATTTGTGAGGTTCATGCGGT